TTTATCGTATAAGTGCTCTGCCTTGTCAATACACCCATCAAGGGTGTCAAGAGTGGACTGTTGTGTCATAGGCACTTCGTCTTCAGGATTAAGGACGGGTGGATCACGAACATGGGGTGCCAAAATATCTACGATGTTTTGCATGCGTTGGGCTTCAAAAGTGGCTACTCTATTCTGAAAAGCTTGAATCTCTTCTGGATTAATAGCCATATAACCTCCAGCAACAAACGACGCTACCAAGCCTCCGTAGACGCTCAGCACTGTAGTACCTCGGACATGCGCAATAAAGCGCGACCAACACAGCACTTTGTCAAAGGTTGTTGTAGCTCGACGCCAATCATTAATAGCAAAAAAGACTGCTTCAATGTACCGGGCGGATGGGCTGGCAAGCAAACCCTCAACTTCAGATACCTTACGAAGAAAAGGTGGCAATAAATGTTCGTGACCAATTTGTTGTTTCATTTGCTCAGGGTCTACAACCTGAGACTTGCTTGACAGGACTCGCATCCTGCCAAGTTTTATGAGGTCTGATATTGCCATGACAGTATCGATCTCATCAACTCCCTCTCCGAGTTCTTTGGTTCGAACTCCTCTGCATATGAAATGCAAGGTGTTATAGAGAGAGATATTTTTTTTGTTTTTATTTTTTGGACTGAATGGACTTCGGAGAGACACTCCTTGAATCGACATAATAGGAAGGGGAACAACCCCATCCTCGACTCTGACTACACTACTAGACATACTATCTACAGACACAGAATAACATAAAGGAACATATAGAGCGGTTTTCACCTGTAAGCAACCCATATTGCCGACTAGTCCTTCCCCTATCTCGGTGGCTAGACCAACACCACACTAAACACTATCAACAAAGAATAGACATCAGCTGTATCAAACTGAGGGCAAAACACAATTAGCTTTCCTTACAATGCACTAGGTCACTATGCCTAGTGCCACCATACGGGACCTCAAAGTGTAAGCTTACTCAACCTGAGTAGCAAAATGTTTCTTCTCCCACTGGCCTACGTTTCGACGCCGTTAGCAAGCTAAAACGGTTAGTCTACAATCAGCAGAGTGGGGTATCGAATGAATGGAGGAGGGGGGTGGATTCGCATCTAAAACTCCGGAAACGCTCACGGAAAAGAAGACTTGAAGATTTGTGAAAGAAGGTGACGGACAATCACTCAGTTGGTTCCCTAACCTTACTAAGCAATAGTAGATACTAATTCAAGCAATGAACGTGCCATTCTTAGCATAATAGACAACAGATAAGCGAGGGGTTTTTGTGTTTTGTGAAAGAAGAGTGAAATGTGAACCTAATCCCAACATCCAGGGATACTAACACAGTGGATTTCCAGTTTTCTGGTATTGCACTGCCCGCGTTAGCGGCAACTCGTTGTAAGCAAACGTTATTCCAAGCAGAATACAAGCTTTCAGTCAGTAAGAAATAATGAACCTGACCTATAGAATGTAACTGGTTGGCGTAT